ATTCTGTTTTTGCCGATCAGTTTGCCTGGGATTATGAGAACCCCAAGTTGTATATTGGTAAGAGATCTCTCAAGAATGAATGTGCCATATATAAAAAACTTGGATATGAATATTTTTATCTGGGAGAAGATTCGGATTACAAATCAGAATTGGACGGTTATGAAGTATCGCAATTTTTTAAAGAATGGCAAAACTAATTGCAAACCTACCAACTAAAAAGGTATGGGTTAGAAAAGAATATCTTCGTGATCTTAAAGATGGCCACGGAGAATACGTAGAAGGTTTATGGGTATGTGCCAAGTCTATTCAAGGACGTGCATTTTATTTTGAAACCTACCTACCAGAATATGGGGCAATGTTTGATAAATTACCAATATCAGCATTCTTATCACGCCCAGAGAAACCAGATCCTGATATGGACATCTATAACCTACAGTTTTGGAACTGTATGGACTATGATTTTACTGTCATTCAGAAGCAATTTGTTGCACCGATGGAATGGGAAGTGCGTACAAGGCACTTTGGAAACATTAAAGGTACTTACATCTGTACTCTTGATAACTATCACGGTGATTTTGATCAGATTGATGCCTCAACCAGTGAACTACCTGATGAACATAAGTCATTTAACCTGATTGAATTGAGAAATGGGCAGTTTGCACTCTATCCAAACAACAGATGTCGCATTTATGACACCTCGATGACCCCAGATCCAGTCAAAACACCTGATTTTAAGGTATCAACAAAGATTTTTCAAACTGAAAATGGTGTTGAATGGGGAAGACTAGGTGATTGTGATGATTATTTCTGGACAACACCTGATGAGAGACAAGAAAAATAAACATATTCGGAGATGGATTAGAGATTTATCCAAAGTTAGACCAGAATTGGGTAATTTCTCCCTTTGTCCCTTTGCTTCAACGGCAAATTTTCTCATTGTCGAGCAAAAATTGGATGAAATTGTTCCATCTTCCGATTATGACGTTACAATTTACATTGTAGAGGACCATCATGAGTGTGATTATCTCTATAATGCCGTTGATAACTACAATTTAAAGTATAAAGACTATAAATTCCTTGCAGATCACAGAAATGCGGACACTTTTATCAATAAAGTTCAGTCAAATAACGGAAAATACAATCTAGTTCTAGTACAACCAAGAAAAGATCTTCTAGAAGCAAGATTAAAACTTACAAAAACCAATTATTATGATAATTATGATGAAGATTACCTAAAAGAGGTTCTTGAAGAAGACTATGATGTGGTAAAAAACAAAATAAATACAAATAAACTGAAACAATGAACGATTTTCTTGACAATCTAGGCAATCATCAACATCAAAAAATGCTTCGTGAGATTTCAAATGATGAAATCACTCCTAAAAAGCACGATAAGGTCAATCAGGAGGATCTTTACGAGAAAGCAGAGGATAATACGGAATTATTCTGAATGGGATATAAATAAAAACAAACAAAATCAATAATAAATGGCCGTCCAAAGGATATCCAGAGCTTTCAAGGATATTAGTCTATCATTTAGTATGCATCCTGTAACTAAGGATATCCTTGTACTTAAAAATGCTGATGCGATCAAAAGATCAATTCGTAATTTAGTTCAAACAATTCCCAGTGAGCGGTTTTTCAGACCTATCCTGGGAACTAATATTAGAACTCAGTTGTTTGATTTTGTTGACTTTGGTACTGCTTCAATAATTGAGCAACAAGTCCTTATTGCAATCGAAAATAACGAACCAAGAGTCGAAGATGTTGGTGTTACTGTAAGACCAAAAACAGACACTAATGAATTCGAAATTAATGTTCGTTTTAAGGTTGTTGGATTAGAAGTACCAGTACAACAATTTACATATCTCCTAGAGGCAACCAGATAAAATGCCTTTTACTAAGTTTACTAACCTAGATTTTGATCAGATAAAATCTTCCATCAAAGATTATCTCCGTGCAAACAGTGATTTCACGGATTTTGATTTTGATGGGTCGAACTTTTCTGTTCTGATCGACACGCTTGCATATAACACATATATTACTGCGTTCAACTCAAATATGATTGTTAACGAATCTTTTATAGATTCGGCAACTCTCAGAGAGAACGTGGTTTCTCTTGCTAGAAACGTTGGATATGTTCCAAGATCGAAAACTGCAGCAAAAGCGACTGTTTCCTTTAATGTGTCGACAACACAGGCATCAGGACAGGCAATTTTAAAAGCAGGACTTGTATGTGTTGGACCAGTTGATAATACAGATTATACATTTTCAATTCCAGAAGATGTTACTGTTAATGTATCAAGCAACGTAGCATCATTTGTTGATTTAGAGATTTTTCAGGGAATATATTTAACTAAAGAGTTTACTGTAGATACATCAACAAATCAGAGATTTATTTTAAACAACCCTAATATTGATACGAGTACCATTAAAGTTAAAATTGGAACTCGTGAATATAAAATGGTTGATAATATCATTACCGTTAATAGTGATTCTGAAATTTATCTTTTACAAGAAATTCCAGATGAAAGATATGAACTTCTTTTCGGTGATGGAATAATTGGTAAAAAACTGAGTGATGGTGATGTCATAAAAATCAGTTATATTACAACTGATGGTTTGGTTGGTAATGGACCTGCCACATTTTCATATGCAGGGACAACAGTTGATGCTAATGGAGTTCTAATTACGCCTCAGGCAGGCGTTAGTGTTGTAACTTCCTCAGCTGCCGCTGGAGGCGGCGATATTGAACCTATTGAGTCCATTAAGTACTATGCACCTAGAGTGTACTCATCGCAGTACCGTGCCGTTACAACAAGGGATTATGAGGCATTGGTACAGCAGGTATATCCCCCAACCGAATCTGTTTCCGTTATTGGCGGTGAAGAATTAAATCCACCACAGTTTGGAAAGGTTTTAATTAGTATTAAACCAAAAAGTGGAGTGTCTATCTCTGACTTCCATAAGAATCAAATCTTAAACGATCTCAAGCAATATACTGTATCTGGTATTTCTCAGGAGATTATTGATCTTAAACTACTATATGTTGAGATTGATAGTGATGTCTTTTATGATTCATCCAGAACGAATTCACCAAATGATCTCAAAACAAGTGTTACAAGTTCTTTAGAAACATATTCTAAGACTGTTGATTTAAACAAGTTTGGTGGAAGATTCAAGTATAGTAAAGTTCTTCAAATAATTGATGGTGTTGATACTGCTATCACCTCAAATATTACAAGAGTAAGGATGAGAAGGAATCTTAACTGTATTAAGAATACCTTTGCCCAATATGAACTATGCTTTGGTAATAAATTCTATAAGAGAATCGACGGTTACAACATTAAGAGTACTGGATTCAAAGTTGCTGATGATCCAGACACCGTGTTCTTTGTAGACGTACCATCTGCAGATAGCGATATTGGTATTCTTTCTATCGTCAAACCAACGTTAGATCCAGAAACTTTTGAGGTTGTTAAGAAGTCAATTGGTACAGTTGATTATACAAACGGGGAAGTAATTGTTAATACAATTAATATTATTGAAACTGATCTTCCCAATGGGGTAATTGAAATTCAGGCATTCCCAGATTCCAATGATGTCATTGGTTTAAAGGACTTGTACTTGGTTTTTGACACTAACAAAAGCACTATAAATATGGTTAAAGACACTATAGCTTCTGGAGAGCAAATCTCCGGAGTTAATTTCCCAGTAAGGTCTAGTTATTCTAACGGAAAATTAACACGATAAACGAGAGGAGATATGATTTCAACTGGATTTGAATCTAGGGTAAAGATACAACAGATTGTCGACAATCAGTTACCCGAATTTATATTATCTGAAAGCCCCAAAGCGGTTGACTTTCTGAGGCAGTATTACATATCTCAGGAATTTCAGGGTGGTCCTGTAGATATTGCTGAGAATTTAGATCAGTATTTAAATCTCAATAACCTTACACAAGAGGTAATTGCTGGATTTACTTCTACTACTAGTGCTATATCTACTACAGATACTACTATTAGTGTTGAGACTACTAAGGGATTTCCTAGAGAGTATGGTCTCTTTAAGATTGATGATGAGATTTTCACCTATACTGGTATAACAACCAATAGTTTCACTGGTTGTGTTCGTGGATTTAGTGGAATTACCACATATTCTAATAATATAAATCCAGAAGAGTTAATATTCTCAACATCTTCGGCGTCTAATCATGATAGTGTTTCTAAGGTTTCTAACCTCAGTGCATTATTCCTAAAAGAATTTTATCGTAAAATCAAGGTTTTACTCGCTCCAGGATTTGAAGATGTTGATTTTGTATCGAATCTGGATGTAAATTCCTTTATAAAGCAGATAAGGAATTTTTATCAAAGTAAAGGTACTGATGAGTCATTTAGAATTCTATTCAATGTTCTATACGGCACTACACCTAAGATCCTCAACCTTGAGGAGTTCCTATTAAAACCATCCTCAGCAGAGTATAGAAGAAGACAAACTCTTATTACAGAGGTATTAGAGGGAGATCCTAATAAACTACCTGGTCAGATGCTCAAGAGTTCTGATCAGACTGCGGCTGGTCCAATCTCAGAAGTTGAGATTATTACAAGAAATCTGAAAACTTTTTATAAGATTCAACTGTTCAGTGGATATAATGAGCAGAGTTTAATTGAGGGTGAGTTTAAGATCACTCCTAGCACAAATGCGACCGACGAAGTTTCTGTTGGATCATCAATTATTACTGTTGATTCTACGGTTGGATTTGATACTTCAGGTAAGTTGTTCATTGGTAATGATATTGTAAGTTATGACAACAAAAATATCAATCAGTTCTTTGGTGTAACTGGTGGGACTGGTATTGGTGTAAGTGTTGGCATCAGCACTGCAGATAGAATTTATGCAGAGACAACTGTTTTTGGATTTGAAGAAGGAGATCCTAATAATCAAGTCAACTTAAGAGTTACTGGTATTCTATCAGACTTAGAAGAAACTGAAGATTATACTCTTTTATTAGAAGAAGATAAGATTCCAGTTAGAAATCTTGGTGAAGAGATTAAGAATAATAATTTAGATAAGAAGCAGTTTGTATTTAATACTTGGCTTTATAACGTAAGAACAAGATATGAAATTGATTCCTTTTCAAATAATGAAGTAACTCTCTTTGAGGAACCAGATAAGTCAAGTCTTAAAGTTGGCGATCGTGTTGATATTCTCAATAGGGGTGGTGAAGATTTAGTCCTGGTTAATGTTCAAGTAGACGCAATTTCTGGAACATTAGTAACTCTTGACACAAATATTACTGGTGTTGCTGCAAACACAAGATTAAGTATTAGAAGAAGATATGAATATGCAGAGTCTTCTCCTCTTGCTTTGAGTGGCGATAGACTGCTTGCCAATGTGCAAAATGTATACAATGAGGACGATAAGTTCCATTACATGGCATCTAACTCTTTGCCATCGTATCAAATAACAAAAAATATATCTACAGCAGATATTGAAATTACAGCAAATTCTAATATAAGTTCTATTTTTGGTGGACAGAGTTCAGTAACGGCATTGTTCACTACATTATCATTTGCAAATGATGTACCATTCATCACTGGTGACGCAGTAATTTACCATACCACTGCAACTGATGATATTAGTGGACTTGTTTCTGGTAGAACTTATTATGTTGAGTTAGTTGGTAATTCTAAGAATACTATAAGACTCTTCAACGCAAGATCATTCATCAATACTACAAAGTATGTTGAGTTTAGAACTTATACAACAGCATCAACACATTCATTCACTTTAAAGCAACATTATAATAAGTCACTCTCATTTAAGCAAGCACTTTCTAAATTCCCAATTGAACCAAATATTCAATCGGGAAATAATAAGAAAACTAAATCTGGACAGATTGGTGCTCTTATCAATGGTGTTGAAGTATTAAGTTACAAATCAGATGATTATATTTACTTTGGACCACTTGCAGATGTAAATATATTCAATGGTGGTAGTGGATATGATGTAATCAATCCACCTACAGTTAAAGTTAATCCACCAACTGCTGGAATCGGAACTACAGCATTAGTTCAGGCAGTGGTTAGAGGATCTTTCTCAGAAGTTAAAGTTGACCCACAAAACTTCAATATTAACAGAGTTCTCTCCGTAACCGCTAAAGGTGGAAATGGTTCTGGAGCGGAATTAGAAGCTGTCGTAGTAAGAAAGTTCAGAGAACTACCTTTCAACGCCTCTCAGGTTGGTGTTGCTGCTACTGGTGGCATTGATGTTACTGATGACACTCTCACCTTCACATTAGAGCATAACTTGGCTAGCGGGCAAGCAATTGTCTATAACCCAAGTGGCAATACGCCTTTAGGTATTGGTTCATTTAAAGGATCTAATGCTGATAGTGGTAGATCACTCATTAATGGATCAGTTTACTACCCACAAGTAGTAAATACCAAATCTATTTTCCTGTATGAGACTCTTAATGATTACAATGCAGGCATCAATACAGTTGGATTTACTACCATCGGAACTGGTGGTATGCACAAGTTCAGAATACTTGAAGAAAAGAATGTAATCTCTGAAATTAAAGTTGTTAAACCTGGTTCTGGATATGAGAATAGAAAATTAAAAGTTAAACCATCAGGAATATCTACCGTACATAATAAGGTTACTTTTGAAAATCATGGATTTAATGATAAAGATCTAGTTCAATATAGTTTTGATGGATCTGCTATTAGTGGTTTATCGACATCAAATCAATATTATGTTCTTAAGATTGATGATAATAATTTCCGTCTTTCTGATGCTGGATCAGTAAATGTTTCTGCTGCAACCACTGAGTACAATAGAAGAAACTTTATCAAATTTGATTCAACTGGTACTGGATTCCAAAACTTTGCTTTCCCACCAGTTACATTAGAAATTAATGCAGAGTATGTTGGTGCTGGAAATACAATTACTGCAACTCCTATAGTTACTGGTGAAATTGTTGATCTATACCTTTATGATGAAGGAACTGACTATGGTTCTGATATCTTTAACTTCCATAAGAGACCAATTGTTAAAATTGACTCTGGTAATGGAGCACAATTAAAAGCAATTCTCAGAGATGGTAGAATAATTGCCGTTGATGTTCAAAATGGTGGTAAAGGGTACACTGCAGCACCTGAACTATCTGTTCGTGGTGTAGGAAATGGTGCTAAGTTAAGAGCAATCGTTACTGATGGAAAAGTTACTAGCGTAATTATCCTAAACGAAGGTACTAACTATGAGGAGAAATCTACAGTAATCGTTCCTATTTCTCCAGGAAGAAATTGTGTTATTGAAGCAGATGTAAGAAGACTGGCTGTTAATAACGAGAGTAGGTTTGGTAGCGAAAAGTTAATTGAGTTTGGTGATAATCTTTCTTATGGTGTAGTTGGATATTCTACTGATAGAGAGGGAGATGCATTCGATGATCCAAATACAGATACTGGACACTCCCCTGTTATTGGTTGGGCATATGATGGAAATCCAATCTATGGTCCATATGCATATGAAGATCCTAGTGATGATAACTCCAACATCAGAATTCTAGAAACAGGATATTCTTCAGACCTTTCCAATATTAAAAATAGACCTCCCGAAACAGCATTCCCATTAGGTTTCTTTGTTGAAGATCATAAATTTGATGATTCTGGAGATCTTGATATTCATAATGGTAGGTTTGCAAAAACTCCAGAATTCCCTAATGGAATTTATGCATATTATGTTGGAATAAACAGTGAAGTTGGTTCCAGTGGTGCAATGGATCCTGTCTTCCCATACTTCATTGGTGATACCTACAGATCAGAACCTATAACAACTCAACTAGATCAATCATTTGATTTTAATGGATCAACTCTCGTTAGAAATACTTTCCCATATAGAGTAAGTAAACCTAATTCTGGAAGTGATTTCTTATTGGAATCTAACGAATTCCAAAATCAGGTTTCTGTTGTTGAAAGTGCATCTTCTGGTACTGTTGATTCTCTGGGAATCATTAATCCAGGATCAAATTACATGATTGGTAATTCGATTGTGTTTGATAATTCTGGAACAGCAGGTGGCGGGGCAACAGCAGAGGTTGTTGAAATTGAGGGCAATAATGTTGTAGATATTGAAACTACGTTCTTAAGTTATGAGAATTCGGTAATCATTAGAGAAAGTAGTGATACGGTAAGAGTTCATACAAATCAAAAGCATGATCTCATTAACGGAGACAGAATTCAAATAGGTTCTGCAACTACTTTTGTTTCTGGATTGGTTGATAATCATATCATTGGTGTTGGAACTGCAACTGGAAGTCTATCAATTGCAATTGAATCAAATAGTGGTGTTACTAGCGACATCTACCCAACCTCAGTATCTCCTCGCATTGCTCCAGGAACAACCATTGGAATTGGAACAGAACTTCTTACGGTACTGAATATATTTGACAATGTATTGAGAGTTAAGAGAGAAGATCAAGGAATTGCACATGCAATTGGATCTACAATCACATACTATGAAGATTCATTCACCATACCATTAGAAACAGAGAATTTTGAATCATTTAAGAACTTCAAGACCTACTTCAATCCAGTAGAATCAGTTGGTATTGGAACTACTAGTGGATTTGAATACAGTCAGGATATTAGTGTTGGTGTTTCACCAAAATCTATTTCTCTTCCACATCAAGCAATTTATATTCCAAATCATAGATTTAAGACAGGACAAAAACTGGTCATTAACAAACCTACTTCTACAAATTCACTTACCGTTGCAATAACCTCAACTAGTAACACATTCAATCTACCAAAGAGTGGTTTGACTGAAGATGTTTATGTTGTAAACAAAGGAAAGGATTTCATTGGTATTGTAACTCAGGTTGGTCTTACAACTAATAGTGGTGGGTTATTCTTCCCAACATCAACAGCATCTGATAACTATGAATACTATTTTGAGACTCAGGAAAGTAGTTTAACAGCAACAGCAAAAGAAATTATCACAACAGTATCAATTTCTACAGTTCATGGACTTGAATTTGGTGACAAAATTAGTTTGGATGTAGTTCCAAATCTAACCCTTGGGCAGTATGGAGAATCTGACACTTATTCTGGAAGAAGGCAATTATCTGAAATTGCTATTAAGTATGATTCTAATTTTGATAAGATTCTAATCAATCCAATCGGATTTAGTTCTTCTTCTGTAAGCACTACAAATAATACTCTAGGATTGGGTAGTCATGGTTTGGTTACTGGTGATAAAGTATTCTATAGTGCAACGGATGATGTTGCTGCTGGTTTAACCACTGGTCCATATTATGTGTTTAGAAAAGATGATGCTAATATTCAACTTGCTGAAACAGAAATTGACGTTTTTGCAAATCCACCAACTATCGTAAGTATTGGTTCTACTGGTGGTGCTAATCAAGAACTCAGTATGATCAATCCAAGGATTGATGTTACTAACAATAATACAGTATTCTTTGATGTTTCTGATTCATCTCTTGATGATTACAATTTAAAACTATACTATGATGCCGATTTAGCAAATGAATTTGTATCTAGTGGATCTACATCAGAATTTTCTTTTGAAACACTGGTAACTAGCGCAGGTATTGCTACATCACATCAGATTAAATTTGGAAATAATCTGCCAACAAAACTTTTCTATACTTTAGAAAAGGATGGAGTAGATATCAAACCAGATACCGATGTGGTAGATAATTCTCAGATTCTATACAGAGACAGTCGTTATAATAAAGATTATACTGTTTTTGGTATTGGATCAACTACTTTCTCAGTTTCGTTATCAGAAATTCCAGAAAAATTAAAATATACTCAAGATCAGTGTAAGACATTGAAGTATAGAACTACTTCAAAAAATGCTAAAGGTCCTATCAGCAAACTGAATATCCTTTATGGTGGATCAGAGTATAAGAAACTTCCAAGAGCAGTTGGAATTGTAACAGGAACAGCAATTGGTTGTGGTGAAAACGGAGTTATTCGTCCTGATACGAATACAATCGGAAAACTTAATAGATTTAGAATTATTAATGAAGGATTTGAATATCCAATTGATAGAACTCTTCGCCCACAAGCAGAAATTCCATCACTGATTAGACTTTCTGGTTCCTTTAAGATTACTAACGTTGAGGTTATTAGTGGCGGTAAAAACTACCTTTCTGCCCCAGATGTTACCATCGTTAACATGTACACCAGAAAACCAGAAGCTTCTGGTACTCTTCAACTAACATCATCTTTCGATGGAAATACTATTATTAGTATTGATGTTTTAGATGAACCAAAGGGTCTTGAAAATGTTGAGCATAGAATATTTACCGAAAGAAATAGTAATGGTATTTCTGTTGAGAAGATTGTTAGTTATAACAAATCTACTGGTATCGTTGAACTTGAACTAACAACCCCACCAATTGGTGGATTTACTGAAGCACCATTTGAAGCAGGTGATAAGATCTTTGTTGAGGGTCTTATTAAGAAAGTTGTAACTTCTAATCTAGGTGTTGTTTCATCTCCAGGAAATGGATTCAATTCCAAAGATAATGATTATCAATTCTTTGAAGTTACTCAATTTATTAATTCTAACCCAGCAGTTCTTAAGTATAACGTTGGAGAATTTACAGCAGACGCTGGTGATATTGAAGGAACTGGATCTACATTTGGTATTCAGAATCAATTCACTCAAATCATCAATAAGAAGAATTATCCAGTATTTGCATTAACATTAGAACCAAGTTTGTTCTTCATGTCAGAATCACTGAAGGTGAATGGTGTTGATAGTAATTTAGTTGTTCAATCAACCTATGCCGACTTTATTAAAGTTCTTGGTGATTATCCCGTAAAAGAAGGCGATATACTTCTTGGCACCCTCTCTGGTGTTTCTGCTACGGTAAATGTTCTGGACACCAATACTGGCAGATATAAAATTTCTGCGGTTAATAAAGTTCGTTTTGGATGGGCAGATGATGTTGGAATGCTGAACAATGACCTACAGGTCATGGGAAATAATGATTACTACCAGAATCTTTCATATACAATTAAGAGTCCACAAACTTGGGAAGAAATTAGAGACTTTGTTAATAAGATGGTTCATCCCACAGGGATGAAGAATTTTGCTGATCTAGAGATTTTATCTGAAGCAAATGCTGGTGCCAATGTTGGTGACGATGCTTTTGTTTCTCCTGTACTAGATTTTGTTTCTGAAAGAAGAGTTGATACAATCAATACCTTTGATTTAGTTCTTGATTATGATCCAACCGTAGATTCATCTAGATTTATTCTTTTCCAGAATAAGAGATTGACTGATTATGTTGAATGTAGAACTAATAGAGTTCTACAAATTGATGATATTAGCGGACAGTTCTCAAGTTCTGAATTCAACAGAGATACATTTGTTGCTGCTGTAGAATATCCAATCACTAATTTCTATGGTAAATTCCTTGTTCAAGTTATTGATGATGAAAAAAGTAGTAGTCAATTAACTGAAGTTGTTGTTCTGAACGATTTTGACAACACCTACACGTTAGATAGAGCAACTCTGTTTACCGATGTAAAACTAGGAGACTTTAGTGGAACATTTGCAGATAGTGGAGATCCATCACTCAGATTTGATCCTGATGATCCAAATGACTTTAACTACAATTTAAAAATCTACACTGATAACTTTGATGTTGCAAACGTTAATGTTGGAACAGGATTTACCGATTTTGGATTTGGACGTATCAATGCAAAAGTTGAAACAGTTGGACCATCATCTGGTAATGGAATCTTAGGACCTTCTACATCTGTATTTGAAGCACTTGCAAACCAATTTGACACATTCTATTCATATGCTCATGTTATAGATCTGGGAACAAACGCACAAGACTACTTTGAGATCGCAGCACATAAAGATTCTGCAGATAATACCTTTACATCAGAACTATTCTTTGATACATCAAATACTAGTGTTTCTGGTTCTGGTATTGGAACATTCACAACGGTAGTTGAAAATGGTATTCTTAAATTAAATTATACTAATGAAAACAGTCCTAATAATGTTGCTGTAAGAGTAAAAACCGTTGGTATTGGATCTACTGCTGCTGGTATTGGAACTTTCAGATACTTAGTTGATGGTCAATTACCAGGGACTGAAAGAACTGCTAAGTTTGGAACATCATTTGAAAATGTAACTGGAATTGCTACAGTTCTCACATATCCAATAGAAACTGAATCTTCTCATAAGGCACTTGTTAAAGTTTCTGCAGGAAGCACGGTCTCACTACACAATCTTTACTTAGTTTCTGACCAAACAAGAGTTACTCTCGAAGAATCACCATTCTTATCGGTTGGAACTAGCGTTGGTGTTGGTACGTTCTCAACAGAAGTTGATGGAACTAGTGTTAATCTAATATTCCATCCAGACACTGCTTTTGCTTCTGATGTAGTTACTGTTCAGTTCTTCAATCAGACAATATATACGGATCAAGATCAGTTCAACTTCCCAGAAGATTTGGAGTATGGTAATGCTAATGAGAATATCTCTAATGCATTCTATGGTTCTATTAATAACTTCGGTAAGGATAGAACGGCATTCGATCTAAACTATAAAGGAATACCAATTTATCAGAAGACATTTAACCCATCTCAAACCACAAATTGGGATAAAGCAACTGGTATATTCAGTATTGCTGACCATTTCTTTGAAACGGGTGAAGAACTAATCTACAAGCCATTCTCAACTCTTTCTGGAATTGCAGCAACATCTGTTGGTATTGGCACAACTACAGTAAGTGGAACAGTATTTACTGGTGATATTATTTCAGGATTCTCAACTATTACTGGTGTTTCTGCTGCAAGCACTTCATTGATCTTGTTGAACTCAGATGTTCTTGGATCAGGAATTGCAGCAAATACAACTGTAACAGGTATTGGAACTACAAATACTTTCTTTGTTGGTAATGTAGTTGCTGCTGGATCTTCTGTTATCACAGGTGTTGCAAATACTGGTTTAATAAAAGTTGGATCTGGTATTTTCTCTGGTAATAATGTTGGAGTTGGAACAGTTGTTTCTGTTGGACTTAATTCTGTTACTTCTACAGAAGTAATTACTGGCGGTAACGATAGAATTTACTTTAGTGATGACATTAATTATGGTATTACAATCTCCAATGTAGGATCTGCTACAACATTCAGACAAACATATACAACTGGTATATCAACCGATATTATGCCAGAGAAAGTTTATGCTATTCGTGTATCGAAGGATAAGTTTAAACTTACTGGAACTGCTGGTGGAAGTGGAATTGGATTCACATTTACAAGTGAAGGTTCTGGCAATCGCCATAAGTTGACGATGAAGAAGAAGTTGGAGAAGGCACTAATCACAGTTGATGGTGTTTCACAATATCCTATCGCATTTACACCACTTTCGTTTGACTTAGATCAGAACACTACTGGTGGAAATGGAACTATTGGTGCTGGTGTAACATTCTTGAGACTATCTGGTATTTCATCTGTAAGACCAAGAGATATTCTAAAAATTGATGATGAGTTCCTCAATATTACTAACGTTGGATTAGCAACAACTGCAACTGGACCAATTACTGGAATTGGAACAATCCCAGTTGTAAATGTAACTAGAGGATATGTTGGAACATCTGCAACTACACATACTGATGGTAGTAGTGTAAGAGTTTTCAAGGGATCATTCAATATTGTTGAGAATAAGATTCACTTCACTGAAGCACCAGATGGTAAGGGTGATAATGATAAACTGAACGCAAGTCAACTATCTCTTCCAAAATCTACCTTCAATGGTAGAGTATATCTACGCCAAGATTATACTGGAAATAGAGTTTATGATGACATCTCCCTAGGATTTAATGGAATTGGTAGAACATTCAGTGTATTCAATGAAGGAGAAAATGCTATAGGACTTGAGGCAGGAAGCAATATTGTATTCATTAACGATATCTTCCAAACTCCAAATACAACAAATAATAGTGGAAATAACTATGGATTTGAAGAATCTGCAGGAATCTCCAGTATAACGTTTACTGGAATTAAAGTTCCTGGAACAGATAGTATTCTAACTGTTGATTCCGATGTTAATCAGAATCAAATTCCAAGAGGTGGCGTTATTATTTCAGTTGCTTCTACTGGTGGATTGGGATATGCACCTTTAGTTGGTGCTCAAATTGATGCAGAAATCGGTGCTGGTAAATCAATCTCCAATATTGTTGGTATTCCAACTTATGGCAGAAAGGTTTATTCAATCAGTACTGCATCTTATGACAACGTTACTGGTGTTCTTGAGATTACAACAGATGGCAACCATGGATTTATTGGACTGGATCAAAGAGCATTCCTTGAAAATCTAGAGTTCTCTTGTGCAGCACCGCATGCTGGTGTTACCACAACAACATTCCCAGATAGTACACAAGGATTTGATTATCCAATCCTAGGAATTACTTCAGGAACTACATTTAGAACAAATGTTGGTGTTTCTACAATTCCTCACACATTTGTTGGATTTGGTTCAGTTCGTGAATATTTCAATAATAACAGACACAACTTTGGTTCTGGTTATAGAGGACAAGTTGGAGTTGCTGTTACTGATGAAATTTATGTACATAAGTTTGTAAGAGCAGCAGCAAATTCTGTTACTGGCACTGGTGGGCCATTCACTCCAACGAATGCTGTTTATGATTCGCTTGCTGGTACTCTTACCCTAACAATTCCATCACATGGAAGATCAAGCGGTAATGTACAACTAGTTCAGGATGCATTTGTATTCACCTGCTCCAGAGATAATCATAGAACTGAGCACACATATCCAAGAGCAACAGACCCCGCAGGAGGCAATGTAAACGTTGCAATTACTGTAATCGATGCCAATACTATATCAGTTCCTGTTGGTGTTGGTGGAGGCGCTGGTACAGGTGCTGTAATTACTGCTGAGGTTGTTGCTAATACACAAAGATTTGAATCTGCATCTGCAAATGCAATCAATGTACAAAGTGGTTCTGAAAGTGGAAATGAAAAGACACCGATTACTGGTACAACATATGATCCAGAAACTGGAATTCTGAATATTACAGTAACTGGTCATGGACTATCAACAAATGACACGATCACAATTGATGCTGGATCACTGGTATTCAGTTGTGCTAGGGATAACTTCCAAACACTACATCCATATCCTCGCGCAGGAAAAGATCCTATTGCTGGTGTAACTACTGCAGTTACAGTTGTTGACGCAGATAACTTCACTATCAATGCTGGACATTCTCCAGCACATACTGGTGGTTCGTTGTTCTTTACAATTACTGATGGTGGTTCTAATTATGTAAACCCAATTATTAGTGTTGACGATCCATCTTATGAAAATCTTAGATTCACTGGTATATCCAGATTGGGTCTTGGAAATACATCAACAACTGGTATTGGTTTATCAATGACTTTTGATCTTGCACCAAACAGCAGCACTGTTGGTATTGGAACAAGTATGTTTGAAGTTAAGGAATATACCATCACAAAACCAGGTTATTCCTTCAGATTGAATGATGTATTTGAACCAGTTGGATTGGTTACTGACTACAGATTAATTGATGTAATTGATCCTATTACATTCACGGTAACCGAAGTATTCTCAGATTCATTCTCATCTATTCAACTTGGTGAATTTGATTACATTGATAGTATTGCAAATCTTCAAGATGGTAATAGAAAGAGATTCCCACTATTCTTCAATAATCAACTACTAAGTTTCCAGAAAGACATTTCTGATGTAACATCATCACTAATCGATTTTGATACTATTCTCCTAATTTATGTAAACGGTGTAATGCAGGAACCAAAAGTTTCCTACACCTTTGAGGGTGGTACTACATTCAGATTCAGTGAAGCACCCAAGAAAGATGATAAAATTGACATCTTCTTCTACAGAGGAACTAGAGCTGTTGATAGTGTGCAGGTTGATGTTCCTGAAACTATCAAACCAGGTGATAATCTCCACATTCTCAAGAATGATGGTAACTCAACTACTGTTAGCCAGACACCAAGAATTGTAAGTAGCATTCTTTCTTCTGATATTGTTGAAACAGGAATTTATCTTGGTGATGGTATTGATGAAAACAACTTCAAACCTGTTGATTGGTCTAAGCAAAAGAGAGATCTCTTCATTAATGATTTAGTTGAATCTAAAGCAAGAGATTCTATTGAAGGTATGGTTTTCCCAACCGCAAAAGTTATTAAGAACTTCCTGAGTACAGATGAAGAAATCTTCGTAGATGATGCACAATTCTTCAACTATGAAGAAAATGAATCTACTGTTGAGATTCAATCAGTTAATGGTTTGTTAATTGTTGATCGCCAAGATCCAGTTGGTGCTGGTTTATCCGCAACAGTTTCTGGACTTGGAACCATTTCTTCAATTGATGTTCTCAGTGGTGGTAGTGGATATACACCTAACTCAACTGTAACATTAAGAATTGGAAAACCAGTTGGTGGTATTGGAACAGTATTTAAGGCAGACATTATTGATAGAGTTGGAACTCTGGGTATTGGATCTGATGTAATTATCGGAATTAGTACAGAATCACTAGAGATCGGTCAAACAATAAAAGAAATTCCTAATATCTTCGATACATCCACAACAATCATTGGACTTGCTGGTACAGATGGTGGCAACATTACTCTCAGCAAATCTGCATCAAATACTGCAGAACTTGTAAATGGATTTGAGTTTGGTAGATATCAAGATCAAGAACTCGCAGAAGCAACTGCTTCGGTTAATTCATCTGGTATCGTAACTCTCACTTCAGTTACAACTGTTGGTGCTGGATATACTGGGGATACGCTACCTGCGGTTATTGCACCTCTTCCAAATATGCAATCAGAATTAATTTCTGGAATCAGATTTGTTGATGGATTTGCAGGTATTATTACTGGAATTGGAACAACTGCTGGTACTGGCGGCAATTCACTGGCACTCAGATTTGATATTGCATTCGACGCCAATACAAACTTTGAATCTTTACAAGTTGGATATCCAATTAAGGTTACTCAAACTGGCATTGGAAATGGTATTACATCAATTGACGGTCAAGATAGTTCTACTGTTGGTATTGGATCAACCTTTGTTGACAATATATACTATGTACATGCGATTTCCAAGGACGCATTTACCGGTATTATTACCAGTAACATTCTTTCTACAACTAGCAACGTTGTTGCAATCTCAAGTGATTTTGCTGGAAGATTCTCCTGGGGTAGATTGGCAGGATTTACAAGATCCTCTGGATCAATCTCAATCGCTGTTACTGGATTAAATGTTGATTCTGGACTATCAACATTCCCATCTTTCCAAAGACGTGGATTTGGACTGAGAGACATTGGTGCTCTCAGAAAAGAGTTTCCCAGTTAACTTATAAATATAGAAAAAAGCTAGTAATATGGCTGCCATTGTCACAGATCAGTTTAGAATATTAAACGCAGGTAATTTTGTTGATTCGGTTAGTGATCCGAATAATTCCTATTATGTTTTCTTGAGTCTTCCTAATCCAGGTATTGTTGGATTTGGTCGTTCAGATACTTGGGATTCAAATACTCCTGCGCCCGTTGATAACCTGAATTATCTGTCTCACGTAAAAGACACGATGATTTTTGGTAAAAAAATCACGAAAAAAGATATTCGTAGACTGGTTAGGAGAATAGATTGGAAAGAAGGAACTGTATATGAAATGTACAGGCACGATTATAGTGTCACCAATCCATCACCCCAAACAAACTCTGCTAGATTATATGATGCAAATTACTATGTAATGAATAGTGATTTCAGAGTTTATATCTGTATTGAAAACGGATCATCTTCAGTGAACGTATCTGGCAATTTCTCACAAGATGAACCAACATTCGTAGATCTAGAACCATCTAGAGCAGGTGAAAGTGGTGATGGTTATATTTGGAAGTATTTGTTCACTGTTGCTCCCAGTGATATCATTAAGTTTGACTCTATTGAATATATTCCTGTTCCCAATGATTGGGAAGATAGTACTGATACACAAATCATTTCAATGAGAGAGAATGGTGATTCTCTTCTAAATGAAAATCAAATTAAAACTGTATACATTGAGAACCAGGGATCTGGATATAATACAACTGAAGCAGAATTAGACATTCTAGGTGATGGAACGGGTGGTAGAGTTGTTGTTGATGTAACAGGTGGAAAAATTACAGATGTTACCGTTTCATCTGGTGGAAAAAATTATTCTTATGGAAGAATTGATCTTTCTACTATCAATTCGGGTTCAACTGGATTTGCAAATCTAATACCAATTATTCCTCCTGCTAGAGGACATGGATATAACATCTATGAAGAATTGGGTACAGATCGTGTTTTAGTATATGCTCGTTTTGATGATTCTACTAGAGATTTCCCACTAGACACAAGATTTGCTCAGATTGGCATTATTAAGAATCCAACTCAAGTTGGTTCTGCTACTACAATTTTTAGTGAGAATAAATTCTCTAATCTCAAAGGTTTGAAGTTGACCTCTGTTGCAACACCAACAGATGCAATTCCAGGAAATCAAATTTTCCAAACTGTAACTGGTATTGGAACTGCAACTGGTTATATCGCATCATACGATGATGAAACACAAGTTCTGAAGTATTTCCAAGATAGATCACTTTATTTTAATAGTGGATCATATGATCAGAAGGATTCTAAGACTGTAAATAGCGAAGCTTTAAAAATTGATTTTAGAGCATCGGGTGGTGGAACAGTTACTTCATCTAATAGTTTTAGTGGAACTATTGATGGATCATTTACTGGAATTACCACACAGGTTACCTCAGCAAAAAATGTTAATTTGGACGTTCAGTTTACCAATGGCGTTTCCTCTCCTGAGATAAATAAAGGATCGGGGGACATAATCTATTTGGATAATAGACCTCGTGTTTCGCGAAACCCACGACAAAAAGAAGATATTAAAATAGTACTGGAATTCTAAAAAGATGACACAAAAAACCAATCTTAATGTCACACCATATTATGACGATTTTGATGAAAAAAATAATTACTATAGAGTATTATTCAGACCAGGTTTTCCTGTTCAGTCTAGAGAATTAACTACTCTACAGTCTATTTTACAAAATCAGATTAAATCCTTTGGAAGTCACATTTTTAAGGATGGTTCTGTTGTAGTTCCAGGAAACGTAAGTTATAATGATTCTTATCATGCAGTAAAAATCAACCCAACACACGTTGGATTGAGTGTAGGATTATATCTAAAAGAATTAGTAGGAAAGAAGATAAAAGGACAAACATCGCAGTTGAGTGCGGTTGTTCAGAGTGTCATCACAAACGATGAATCTGAAACGGGTGACTATACTTTATATGTTAAGTATACAACTGCAGATTCGGATTTTGCAATCACATCATTTAGAGATGGCGAAACTCTATTCCTAGAAGAAAACTTAATATATGGAAACACCACCATCAGTACTGGTGACACATTTGCAACACTGATTGCATCAGATGCAACTTCTGTTGCTTCAGCTGTTTCTATTGAGCAGGGAATTTATTTCATTAGAGGACATTTTATACTTGTAGAACCTGGAACTCTCATATTAGATCAATATACAAATACACCATCATATAGAATTGGTCTGTCTGTTACAGAATCCCTGATTGATGCACAGGAAGATAATAGTTTATACGATAATGCCAGAGGATTTTCAAACTATGCTGCACCAGGTGCAGATAGATTAAAGATTACTGCAGAGTTATCTAAAAAAAGAATTACTGACGTTGATGATAAGAACTTTGTAGAAATTTTAAGAGTAACTGATGGTCTAGTTAAAAAGATTCAAGATAGCAGTGATTATTCACTAATAAAGGAATATATTGCAAAGAGAACTTATGAAGAGTCTGGTGATTATGCAGTAGATCCATTTAGAATTGAAATTGATGATTCATTAAATGATAGATTGAATAGTGACGGTGTATTTTTCGCTTCTCAAAGAACCGAGCAAGGAAATACTCCATCTGAAGATTTATTAGCACTTAAAGTTTCTCCTGGTAAAGCATATGTAAGAGGTTTTGATATTGAGAAAACTTCTACAACTATTATTGATGTAGAAAAACCCAGAGATGTTAGAGAAATTAAAAATACATCAGTTCCCTTTGAGATGGGCAACAAACTCGTTGTCAACAATGTTGAAGGAACTCCTTTTGTTGGATTAGATAATAATTTCACAATAGATCTTCACTCTAGAAGAAGACCTATAGGTGCTGGTGCGACAATTGGTCAAGCAAGAGTATATTCTTATGGCGTAAGTGATGCTCCATATCAAAATAATTCTACTGAATTTGATCTATATCTTTTCGATGTACAAACTTATACAGTCCTAACTCTTAACAATGGAACAACCCTTCAAGAGGTTCCTTTAGGGTCATATGTAAAGGGATTGAGTAGCGGAGCATCTGGATATGTTGTAGAGCATGCAGGAACCCAATACAAACTCAATCAAACTTCTGGATCTTTTATTCAAGATGAAGAAGTTTCATTAAATGCAGACCCATCATTAACAAGATCCATTCAGACTATTAAAGTATATGGTGCAAGTGATGTTAAATCTGTTTTCCAATCATTTAATTCGATTCCAGGATTAACCACATCCTTTATTGCAGATGCAAAATTAAACTTACAAGTTCCTTCTGGATTTAAAGCAACTGATACTCTCAATATTGATTCAGTATCTGGAGTTGCAACATGTACTGGTAGAACTTTTGCTGGTATTAAAACAGATACTATTATTTCATATCAAGTTCCTGGAAATACAAATCCATCTTTCAATAGAGTTTCATCCGTTGCAACAGATGGACTTACGATCAACTTAGATGCTACTACTACAGTAACTGATGTTAATAATTCTTCTGTTACAACTGGAGCATTCACATTTAATGTTGCAACACCTCAAATCACAAATGGTGATAAAGCACAATTATATGCACCATTAAATTCTAAAAATATTTCTGATGTTTCTCTTTCTGGATCTAATCTAACTATAGTTAGACAAGTTACTGGACAAACAACATCAGCAACAGGAACTTTATCTATTACTCTTGCAGACACCGGAGTTTCCGATGCTGTGTTTGAACCGTTCGACGCAGAGAGATATACTGTTGTTTATGAGGCAGATGGTGATATTGATCCCCTAACTTCTGATAAGTTTGCGTTAGATGGAACTGGAACTTCAATTAATCTTGCTGGTTTGGAGGCAGGTGCGAATGTTACTGTTAATGTAACTCTCAAGAAGAGTGATATTAGAACTAAGCAAAAGGTATATACAAGAAGCCAAAAAACCGATGTCTTTAGAAGTGTAGGCGCGGGAACAACATTAACATCAGGTTTAGGGTATTCTGTTAGATTTGGTTTGAGAGTTGAAGATGAAATTATCTCACTCAATACTCCAGATGTTAATGATATTGTAGCAATTTACGAATCTGTTGATCAGAACTCTGTTGTTTTAGATAGTTTAACATTCTCATCTGGATTAAATCTCAACACAGAATCAATCTTAGGTGAAAAAATTATTGGTCAACAAAGTGGAGCAGTTGCACAAATTGTCACTAGATCATCATCCACTGTTGTTGAATTTGTATATTTGAATTCTAGTAAGTTTGTTACTGGTGAAACAATTAAGTTTGAAGAATCTGGAATATCTGGATCTCCAACACTAGTGACTAGAGGTTCATATATTGATAGAACTAATCAATACGATCTTGATAATGGACAAAGAGATCAATTCTATGATTATTCTAGAATAATAAGAAAGACTACTTCATTACCATCGAATAGACTTTTGGTCATTTATAATAAGTATACTGTTCCTAGTAATGATTCTGGACACGTATATACTGTTAATAGTTATGCCCAAGAAAGATATAATGATGGTATTGCAACCCTTTCTTCTGGAGTAAGGGCATCTGATGTTATTGATATCAGACCTAGAGTTACTGATTTTGATGCCACTGGTGGAGTTCCAACAAACTCTCCCTTTGCCTTTGCATCCAGAAACTTTGGTGCTGCTGGAAACAATCCATCTTTAGTTGTTGCACCAAATGAATCGTCGATAATTGATTATGCATATTATCTACCAAGAATTGATAGATTATCATTGAATAAAAATGGCAACCTGGTAGTCACTAAAGGTATTTCATCTTCGGATCCAAAAGCACCATCATCTATAGATGATTCTATGGATCTTGCAACTATTGAATATCCAGCATATCTATTCGATGTAGATAATATTAAGGTATCACTCTTCGATAACAAGCGTTATACGATGAGAGATATTCGTAAGTTGGAAGATAGAATTGAACATGTAGAAGAATTAACTACATTGAATCTTCTTGAATTAAATACAAAAGCACTGCAAATTAAAGATAGTGATGGATTTGATAGATTTAAGAGTGGTTTCTTAGTAGATCCATTTAAGAATACAAATTCTATCGATACTAAGAATTTAGATTCTAATGTGTCAATAGAAACTTCACTGACAGAAATGAATTCGGATGTTTCAATTCATACGCTAAAAGGGCAGATCTCGCCAGAATTGAATACCGATATTAACTCAGCAGACTTTTCTACAGATCTACAACTTATAGATAACAATCTCAAGAAAACTGGAGATCTTGTTACATTAAATTATGCTCCTGTTAAGTGGACTAATATTTCACAACAATTTGCTACTAAGGAACAAACAATTAATCCATTCGGTGTACAAAACTATAATGGTTTTGTTAAACTAACACCATCCTCTGATACTTGGGCAAAGACAATTAATACTTCAGGCAGTGTAATTGTTAGAACTCAAGGTGAGTGGCAAGACTCCTTATTAGCAAATCTTATTAGTAGTGCTAAAAAAGATAATCATTTAAGATCCAGAAATGTTCAGTTTGAAGCAAGTGGATTAAAACCATCTACAACATATTATTCATTCTTTGGTGGTAGTTCAAATATAGATGTGGTTCCCAAACTGTTGAAAATTGCCATGGTTAGTGGTGTTTTCCAGACAGGAGAAACCGTAATTGGTTTAGTTGACGGTAAGCAGGTTTCTTCTTTCAGAGTTGCAGCAGCAAATCACAAAACTGGACTTTATAGCAATCCAAATTCTACATATCCAGAAGATCCATATTCAACAAATCTTACACTAACAACGTATTCTTCATCATCAACCGTACTTAATATCGATACATTCTCATTAGCAGATGCATCTGATGGTAGATTCTTCGGATATGCTCCATCAGGAATGATTTTAGTTGGTAAAACTAGTTCTGCTCAAGCGACGGTTGGAGCACAAACTTTAAATACTGATTCTGTTGGTGATTTGAATGGATGTTTCTTTATCAGAAATCCACTAGCAACTCCAACACCTCCAGCTTCATTTAAAGTTGGTTCAAAGACATTTAAACTAACATCTAGCTCCACCAATTCAAATATCTCAAATCTTTCATTTACCGAAAATACATTCTTCTCGAATGGTGTATTTGATAGAACAGTATATTCTGAAAGTGTTTCTGTTAGAAGACCTCCAGCATCACTTCCAGTAAATGCAATTCCTGGAGATCCACTTTCACAAACATTTAGAAGTGATAGTACTGGTGGATTCTTAACAGGGGTAGGATTATACTTCTCGGCAAAAGATTCCCAAGAGAAGATGTTTGTTGAAATTAGAGAAACTGATATTGGCGGAACTCCAACAAACAAATTAGTACAAGATTATGCAAGAATTGAAGTATCACCATCAGACGTAACAACTTCTACAAGTGGAGACACTGAGACTAGTTTGATGTTTAAGTCTCCAGTATATCTGCAACCAAACAAGCAATATTCTCTTTGCTTGATTTCACCATCATCAGATGATTATAAGGTATATACCGCAGAGTCTACACAAGCGACTATTAAGACTCAAAATTATCCAAATGCTGATCAAATTATCTATTCGAATCAGTACACTGGTGGTAATCTTTACAAACCACAAAATGGTGCAATATCCACACCAAGTTTGTATGAAGATTTGAAATTCTGTTTCTATAAGGCAGAATTCTCATCTACATCTGGAACTGTTTATATCAACAATCCAATTATTTCAATTGGTTCTACTGATTTCAATGAACCAGACGCAAATGTATATGAATTACAATCTAATGCTATTAGAACTTTCCCAAGAAAATTAAATGTTGGTATTAATACCACATATAATACACTCTTTGAACCTGGATCTAGAATTTATGATGGTGACACAAATGGTGTAATTGAAAAAGTTGGTGGAAATATTGGTGGTGGTAATCTCGGAACAGATTATAATATCACCAATGCTGGAATTGGTTACTCTAATGGATCCTTTAGTAATGTAAGTCTTTATACGATTACTGGAAATGGATCTGGTGCAACAGCAACTACTATTGGATTTGGTGCTGGAATTCTAAATGCAGTTGCTATTGGTGCTACTGGAAATGGATATGCCGTTGGTGATGTTTTGGGAATTACCACTGCTGATGTTGGTGGAAAAGGTAGAGATGCAAGAATTACAGTTGCCACTGTACCCAATACAGATACTCTTTATCTAACAGAAATTCAGGGTCAGACCTTTACAGAAGGAAATCAACTATCGATTGAAGAAGGTGATGGAAGCATTACTGGTCTTGGAGGAACAGTTGTTAGAGGATCCGTAACAATTCCAGAAGCAATCTATGAAGGTAACGTATTTGAAGTTACTCAATACAATCATGGCATGCATGCTGATAATAATAAGGTTACCATTGGTGGTATAGAACCAAATACTGTAGTAACAACTCTTAGTGCTGCGATTGTTTCAACTGATACTACAGTTTCTGTTGCAAATACATCATTGTTTGTTAATTCCGAAAGAACTCCAGTTTCTACGGCTAACCCAGGTCATATCATTATTAATGAAGAAGTTATTTCTTATACTGGAGTTGGTGCAGGAACGTTAACTATTGGTACTAGAGGTGTTAGTGATACCACATCGATGATTCATTCCGTTGGTGATGCAGTTCAAAAATATGAACTCAATAATGTTTCACTAACAAGAATTAACAAATCACATGATATGCCAACGGCAGCAAATCTTTCTTCCAAGAGAGATATTGATACATATCATCTAGAATTTGATAGACCTGCACTCAAGAATAGTGGTGATTCTTTATTGAACTTCAGTTCAGATGTAACTGCAGGTGGTGATCACATCAGAGCGTCACAAAATATTCAGTTTGATACTATTATTCCATATGTAAATTCAGTTGTTCCAGATGGAACTTCAATATCTTCCAACTTGAGAACCGTTTCTGGAACTAGTGCTGGTGGATCTGAAGCATCATTTGTTGATCAAGGATTTGAAAATATCTCATTAAATGAACCAAATGTTCTTTCGACTCCAAGAATGGTTTGTTCTCGCGTTAATGAAACTACTAAATTAACATCACTACCTAGAAATAAATCATTAACTCTTGGTATATCGATGAATTCTAGTGATAAGAACCTTTCTCCAGTAATTGATCTATCCGAAGCATCCTCGTTTGTTCTAATTAGAAATAGATTAAATAATCCCGTTTCTAATTATGCTGCTGATTCTAGCACCAATCAACTGGTAAATGATCCACATAGTTCAGCATATATTTCTAGGCAGGTAGATCTTGATCAACCAGCAACTTCACTAAAAGTTATTCTATCTGCATATCGTCATTCATCAAGTGATTTCAGAGTTCTTTATAAACTAACTAGACCAGATTCTAGTGAAGTTGAGCAATCCTATGAACTATTCCCTGGTTTCAAACCAACCAAAAATTCTAAGGGTGAAATTGTTCCAAATATTGCCAGCAATGATGGAACTGCCGATGTTTTTGTAAGACCAAGTGAAGATGGAGAGTTCTTAGAATATCAATTTACTGTTGATCAATTAGAAGAATTTATTGGATTCCAAATTAAGATAGTTATGAGTGGTACTAATGAAGCATATTCACCCAAGTTCCACGATCTTAGAGCAATCGCATTAGCATGATTCCGATTGAAGGACATACCAATCTTTTCAGAGATGAAAAGTCTGGTGCGATTGTTAATGTTAATACATATGAATATAATAATTATATTAAACTAAGAAAAGAACGTCAAAATCAAAAAGATGAGATTACTGAACTAAAAAAAGACGTTCATGAACTCAAATCCCTACTTATGGAGTTAATCAATGCAAGATCATAACGAAATTACTTTAGACTCTTTTGCGAAAATGTTTGAGTATGAAAAGCATGCAAGGCAGATTGATGAATGTAATGATATCGATGAATTAAAGGATATGCTTAAGTCTTCACTCAAGTTATTTTTGAAGCAACAAGAGGTTGTATCTAAGCTTGGATTCGAAGGAGTATAAATATAGTTAAGATCTGATTTCATATTGGTAATAAACTAATGCCAGATATAAAAGTTAGAGTTGGCCAACAAAATTCGGTCAAAGTTGTTTCATCAATTGCTGGAGAATCCTCCGGTACTCTTTCTGGTTTAAGCGATGTTAGTGTAGCAGGTGGTGTGAGTAATGGTATGGTTCTGGTGTACAACACAACACTAGGAAAGTGGGAAGCTACCTTAGATTTAACACCAGGAAATCAACAAAATTTAGACATTAACGGAGGCTCGTTCTAATGGCAAGTATCATTAGAGTCAAAAGATCTACTGGTACTACCGCACCAGGGTCCCTAAATTATGGTGAAGTTGCTTATACAGTTGGTTCGGGTACACAAGCAAACTTAGGACAAAGACTTTTTATTGGTGATAATAGTAATACACCCCAATTGATTGGTGGTGAATACTACACCGATTTGATGAGTCATGCTCCTGGTACGATTGCAGCTTCGGCAAACGCTTCGACTGCATCAAACGGTTTCGTTGCAATCCTTGATCAAAACAGAAAGGTTGATCAATGGAACGTAGATAATTTAAGAATAGATACGAATACTATTTCGTCTACAGACACAGATGGAGATATTAATATAGATCCAGATGGATCTGGAGAAATTGTAATTCCAGATGATACTTTCCTTACCTTTGGTACTAGTAAGGATGCAAAGTTTGAGTATGATGAAGATGGTACAGATCAGTTAAACTACACTGGTGCTGATTTTAGAATTAATGTTACTACAGAATCAACAAGCAAAGATACTGGTGCTTTAATCGTTGAGGGTGGTGTTGGTATTGAGAAAAACTTACATGTTGGTGGTAGTTTTACTCAATCTGGAATTGCTACCGTAAATCTTCCAGATAATACCGACGATGCATATTTGATTCAGCAAGGATCTGATAAGTATCTTGAAGTTGATACAACTAATGGTTCTGAACTTTTAGCACTCGGCAACGATCTTGCTAGTGTTAATATCCTTGTTGAGGATAATGTAACTAATGCCTTCTTGGTTAAAGAAGGATCTTCAGAATATATTGCATTAGATACAACTAATGGTTCTGAATTAATTACATTCAGCACTGCTAATGTTGATTTTGATAACGATGTTAATATTGATGGTGGAGATCTAACTACTAATCAAACATCTTTTAATTTATTAAACACCAATGCAACTTCAGTAAATGCATTTGGTGCTGCAACCACATTAGTAATTGGTAATGCATCAGGTAACTTTAACGTTGATGCAACTGGCAATACAGATTTAGGTGGAGACCTTAATGTAGATGGTGATGATCTAACTACATCACAATCCACATTTAATCTTCTTGAGACTACCGCCACAACAATTAACTTTGCTGGGGCAGCAACCGATCTTAACATTGGTGCATCAACTGGTAAAGTTACGGTTCGTTCTGTTGATCAATCAACCAGCGTAGACACTGGTGCGTTAGAGGTTGATGGTGGTGTTGGTATTGCAAAGAATTTGTATGTTGGTGGTGACATCAATCATACTGGAACATTCGGCAATACTGGTGGAGCAATCATTGATAACGTTGGAATTAGTTCCAATGTTATTTCAACCAGAGCAGGTGGCGGAAATGTTTTATACATTGACCCATATCCCGATGGACTGAGCAACGAAGGTTTAGTTGTTGTTAAAGGTGATCTTCAGGTTGATGGTACAACAACTACTGTTAACTCAACTTCAGTTACCGCCAACGAAGCAATCTTTAAACTCGGTGATGTAACTAGCGTAAGAACTGTTACTGCTGAAGTTGCAACTGGTGTTTCAACAATTACGGTTGATTCTCTTGTTGGAATTAATACTGGTGATGTTATTTCAGGAAGTGCATCTATTCCTGGAAGCACATCTGTTAACTCATATGATCCAACAACAAATATTATTACTTTAAGTGCAGTTACCACTGCTGGTATTACAACAACCACGCAACTGACGGTTACTCACGCATACGATACCAACACAGATAGAGGTATTTCTTTTAACTACAACACAAGTAGTGGAACTGGAAATAACAAACTTGGATTCTTTGGTTATAACGACAGTGCTGGTGAAAACAGTTCTGCTCCCGCAAGAGCATGGACATATATTCCAGATTCATCAGATAGTAACAGTGTAATGACTGGTACTAGAGGTAATCTTGATATCAAGGGTATCTACTATCAAACTGGTGATTTCTCAACTCACGGTATTGTTTACTTTGATAGTGATGGTTTACAGACATCTAGTGCTGCTCCAAGTGCTGCCACTATCACATCTACGCAGTTAATGACTGCAGTAACTGAAATTGTATTAACTCTTGATAGCACTCACAGTTTCACTGAAGGTGCTCAAATTACACAATTGAGCAATAGTTCTGCATATGGTATGGTGAAGACAACGACTTCATCATCTAATAGTGTGACACTAATTGGTGTTCAGGGAACATTTGATACTACAAATGATCTAGTTGCTGATGGGGTAAATACTTCTAGAAACCCAACCAACGTTTCTACTACATACACTGACAAACCAATTTGGACAACAACCCTTGACGGAGGAACTTTCTAAACCATGAATCGTGACGTTGACATTAATGTGTTAGTGAGTCTTTATAATCAAAAATTAGCAACTCTATCTAACCAAAACGTTTTATTAGAAGCCAAGGTGCAAACTCTTTCTAAAGATATACAGAACCTTGAGCATGAAAAAGACTCTCTAAAGATAGAGTTGCAAAAACAGAAATCTCAATCAACACCCAAACTAAGATCTAAAAAATCTGAGGATTATCAAAACGCAGAGGTTGGATAATGGCAAAACCATCAACACGCCAAGGACTTATTGACTATTGCTTAAGGCGTTTAGGTGCGCCAGTTTTAGAAATCAATATCGATGATGATCAAATCGATGACTTGGTAGATGATGCCATTCAGTATTTTAATGAGAGACATTTTGACGGTGTTGAAAGAATGTTTCTTAAGTATGAATTACAGCAAGCAGATATTGATAGAGGAAAGGCAAGTGGAACCAGTGGTGTTGGTATTGTAACTACTACAGGAACATCTACAAATAGTGGTTCTGGATCTTTTACATCAAGTTTTTACGAAAATTCCAATTTTATTCAAGTTCCCGATTCTGTAGTGGGAATTGAAAAAGTATTTAAGTTTGATACTAGCAGCATTTCTGGAGGAATGTTTAGTATTAAATATCAATTATTCCTGAATGATCTATATTACTTCAATTCTGTTGAGTTATTGCAATATGCAATGACTAAGAGTTATTTGGAAGATATTGATTTCTTATTGTCGACTGATAAGCAAATTAGATTTAATAAGCGTCAAGATAGAATGTATCTTGATATTGATTGGAATGCACAGAGTGCTGGAGACTTTTTAGTTATTGATTGTTATAG